CTCACACCTTCAATGAGACACTGGTAGGTAGTGCCACGGAAAGTCACACCAACCTGTGTACCAGCCGACAAAATAATTGAACTAGAAGCACCAATTACGTCTAACTGAAAATCGGCCTGTGCCTCAGCAATACAAGTAAAAGAACTAATAGCGAAACGAGCAGTTCCATAATTGCCGAGCAGGTAGTTGGCGTAGTCAGTGGCTTGACTGTTGCTGGCATTCAACGTGTTTGTCTGGTACGCCCGATACGGCACTGCAGCGCCCGACTTTGTGACAGTCGCAGCTCCAAAAGATTCAGGAGTCACCGTCACCTGTGTGTAGAAGTTGTCTGCAAGGCTGTCAAAGTTGATTTTGCTATAGACCTGATTAGTTGAGTTGTTAGCCACATCAGAAAAGTTGATGGTGCTCACATTTGAGTTGAACGGACTCACAAGGGTTGTGGCATTGCCAAACTCCCTGATGCGTGCATTAGTCGTCTGGCAAACCCTGGCAACCCAGTCGCCCCAAGTGCCACTGACCGTTGTTGCAGCCATCGCTGGTGATCCAGTTGTGCCAGTCCAAGAAAGCGTCAACCCTGTTTGTGTGTTTGCAGCTGTCAACTGGTTAGCAACTGTGTCTGCAGCCATTGCGTAACTGTTGCCTTGCATACGGCCAAAACGAGCAAAACCACCTTCAACGGTGATGGTCAGATAATCGGCTTGACCGACACCACCGGCATAAGGGATGCCATACTGCGCCGTAACGTCAGAAACGAAACCAACCCAAATAATGCGTGGCGTACCCACACCAGTGTTGTTTTCAATTTTGATGTATGTACCAGCAACTAACGCCGTAATAGGAGACGCATAGCCTGTTGGGTAGCGCATCTCAATGGTGCCAACACCCGACTTCACCTGATCTAACTGTGCTTGCCTACCAATGCTGAACTGAATGTTCTGCACGTTAGTGAGCGCAGTCCAGCCGACACCGACAGGGTCTGTCGAGTAATACACCGTGTAGGTCTGTAAAGCCATGGCTAGAAAATGTTGCTCACACGGATAGGGACAGAGCCGTTTTGCCTCATGTAAGTACGCAAAGCATTGACCACGCTTTGTGGGTCGCCACCGTTGACGTTGATGTTGACAGTTGTGCCACCACCACCCATCTGCCCCATACGATCAAGAGGGATTACAGCCTCTGGGCCTGCCTCACCAATCATGGCGAGCGTCGGGCCAGTAACAATGCCACCTGCAGCCAACATTGGAATGTTAGGAACATCAAAGCCCTTACCACCAAGACCTGGCACCCACGATGGAACCTTGAAAGACAACTTGCCAATCGTGCTGTTCCAGAGGCTTGCGATGGAGTTGAACACAGTTTTGAACACGCTAACCATAGTTTCCACATACGGAATGACAATCTTTTGAACGCCAAACTTGATGTACTCAAAAACTTTCTTGAATATCTCTATCCATATTTTTATTGCTGGAACGATGATGTCCGTAATGTAGAACTTGAGGAACCCAAACACGGTGTCAACAACGTTTCTGAACCCTTCAAACTTTGTGTAAGCAATCGCAAGACCAGCAATCAAAAGACCAATGCCGATAATAATTAGCCCAATTGGGTTGAGAGCCATGGCGATGTTTATGGCCACAATGGACGCTGCTACTGCTGCTAAAGCGCCAGCAATAATCATGAATGTTTGTGGGTTGTCTTGCGCCCAACCAGCAAACTTTTGAAGGTATGGCAACACGGTTTCAACTGCTGGTAAAAGTGCTGCACCAATAGATTCTTTTGTTTCGTCAAAGCCAATTTTGAGTCGAGCAAACTTGCCTGCTGTAGTGTCGGCTGCATCTGCAGCTGCGCCCCCGGTTGTTTTGGCCAGTGCGTCCATTACTTCTTCAAACGATGCGCCGTCTTCAATCATCTGCCTGTATTCGGGCGCAAGTTTCTGAAGGGCTTTGAGGTTGCCTCCATAGGCTTTCTCTAACGCTCCGACCACACTTTCTAGTGGTTTGCCAGTGGCTGTGGCTATGTCCATGGCTCGTTCAGCGAGGTCCTGAGCCTCGGTAACGTCACCTGTTGCCCTAGCAAGCCTGTCAAATGCTGGCCTTAGTTTGTCGTCTGAAAAACCAAGCAACTTGCCTTGCTTAGTAATCCAATCTTCGACGCTGGCAATCTGCGCATCATTTGCGCCGGTCGTCTTTTCAAGGCTGGTTGCAAGTTTGTCTTGCGCTGCTTGGTCTTCAATAGCGCCTGCTACTGCATCACCAAGTGCAAGGGCTAAACCAGTCAAGGCTGCTGCTGCAGGAACGGCTGCTTTCTTGATGGCGAACTGCGCCTTTTTTCCTGCGCCCTCCAAATTTCGGAATTCCGAAATGGCCTTGGAAACTCCACCTCCGTCAAAAGTGCTTATGATTGGTATAGCAAGAGCCATCAGTTCAGTTCTTTCTGGACACGCTGAATGGCATCCATTGAGAGGCGTTGTAGGCCCTTTTCAATCTCGCCACGCTTCCTAAATACAGAAGGCCCAAGAACTCTCGTCTGGTTGGGTTTGAGTGGCCCTAGAGAGTCTCCTAGGGTGTTTGGGTTGCTACGACCTGCAGCCTCGAAGACGGCAGCGCCAACGTAGGTCTGTGTGATGTAAAGAAGACTGACGGCTTCCCTTGCAGCGTCGACTTTCAACTTGACTCCCGACTGTGCCTTTGCCACGGAGAACGGAAAGATTTTGCGTCCTGATTTGTCTGTCCAATTTCGAGCCATACCCGACAAAGGGATTCGGGCGTAGCCCTGTTGGACTTCACGAATCGCTGGCTGGGCGATTTCGTTGGCGTTCTTGGTGAACTCTTTACGAAGCCCCGGCTCAACCTTGTTCAAAGAACGGATGGCTTCTTTCAGACCTGCTATCTCTATGGAGGCTGATGCTGTCATTTCCGTTGTGCTTTCTGCTGGTTGTTCAGAATCTCAATGACTGTCGTTAGATCGTCAATCTCGAATTCTATTTGTGGGGGGTAAAACCCTGTTGCAACAAGTACCTCTGCTAAGGCTCTTCGGTAACTGTTGCTTCGGTGGCTTTTGGGTCTTCTTGACCAACTACTTCTACTGCATTGACTTTCTTGATGTATTCGTCAAATGAAACTGGCACTGGAATGTTTTGCTGTTTGCAGCATTCGTAGGCCATAAATGCAAGGTCTTCAATGCCGATGCCGTTAGCGAGCGTTGAGGCTTTTTGTTTGAACTTGCGTTCCCAAGCGACAATGACGAACAAGTTAGTTTCTAGTTCGTATGGTTCGCCTTCGTTGGGCGTGATGCGTAGTTGGATTTTCATTGTTTCCCTCGTTCCTTAGATCAGGTGATGTCTCGTACCCATGTGCCACCAGTAAAGGTAGCCGTGACGGTTGCGAGTTCACCAACGGTTGAGTTGATAGGCGTGAAGTTTTCCATCATTGCGTTCGTAATGATGTACTCAGGGTTAGACGCTGACTCAGTCGTTCCAGATGGGCTAATGGTGAGTGTCGTTGTGCCTTGACCGACCATTGCTGCAAGTGCTGTTTCAACTTCTGACGTTGCGCCTGAGCCACCGTAAGAAAGGAAGAAGTCAATTGAAACTTCGACGCTTTGGAGGCCACCAACAAAACGATGACCAGTGTCACCGAATGCTGTTGCTTCAAGCGAGTCCTGACCAATGGTGATTGTGCAAGCGTTCGCCTGATCACTCAAGTCGTAAGTAGTTGCGCCCTGCGTGATGTTGATCGTTGCATTGCTGAGGAATGTTGTTGTTGCCATTTCTGACCTTTCTAGTTTCGTTTGACTGCGATAGCCACAGTCAAATCGTATGTTGGGATGTCTTGCCCACCGTATGAAGCGTTACCCGGTCGGGCGTCAACTACGGCAATGGAAGAGTTCATGATTGTGTCAACCGTGGTCATCAGGTAGTCACCTGAATCTTGGTTGCCAGGAGGAGCTGCAAGTATGCGAACTGGGATGCGAAAGTCGCCCACGTTGTAAGTCCATGACGTCATCACTGGTAATTCGATAAAGACAGACATGGGTCGTGCGTTGCGTGGGTCTGTAACTGGTTTCAAACCCAACGCTGTGAGCGCTGTTTTGATTGCGTTCACTGCGTCAACAAGGATTCCAGATGCAGGCATCAGGCGACCTGTGGACGGCCACAACCAATGAGAGACATAATGCGACCCATGGTAGAAGGGATAGGTATTGAAGACATTGCGTCGAATGAGGCAAACGAATCTGCAGAGCCACGCTCACGATAGAGAGTTGCTGCATACATGATCGCCCCAAGTTTCACATCGGCACCTGGCACTGTTGTCATCGAGTCTGTGTAACCAGCCTCACGACGCTTTCTGAAGCACCAGTTGTTGGTGGCATTGACGCAGACCGTTATG